TTTTGGAAAATTATACGCCTCTGTTTCTAGAGTTTCTTTTCCAATGCCCATAGAGTTTGGTACCCATGCTCCTAAGGGTTTGAGCCAATTCGGTACCGGGGGTAGGTTTAAGCAGCGGGTTTCTACTCCCTCCCGCACTGAGTTCTACCGGTATTGTAGGACCAGGCTGGCAATCCGGACCAGCCTGTAGGATGGATATCTCAAGGCGATATAGTTGTCTTTTCGTGGCTATGGGGTTAGAACGGCGCTCCCTACTCGATCCGAGGGAGCAGCCCCATTCGCTGTACGCGAGACTAGCACATTAGCTGCCTATATCTCATGGTGGTAGCCGAAGCGTTGCGCATGTCGCTCGAGCGAAGTTGGAGTTCGACCCTCCAATGGATACGAGTCGGAACGGCATGGGAACCACGCCCACCTGTTGATAAATCGATGGAGACTACAGGACCCCCCCCCTCTGGGACGGGCGCGCCTGGGTCGCAAACGCCCCCAGCTGGGCAGGGTTCCGCCAGACCCACCCAGCATGAGCGCTCTGCGAGCCAGCCAGCCGCCAACCGAGAGGCCCGCACCCCCCCCGCAAGACCTGCCGAGTATACTGAACTCGCAGGCGCTTTCGAGCGGAGGCCGCGGCCTCAGACGCCTATTCAGCCGATTAGAGGGCTGAACGTCACCTCACCTGAGCGCCGGCGCTCGGGAGGCAGCTCCATGCCACCCCCCCCCCCCCCAAAGAAAGACGGCGGGACTGCAAAGTCCGCTCCGCCCGCAGACCCTGACGCCTGGGCACTGCGGATATACACAATCGTGCGCCAATGGCACGACCTTAACGGCGTCACTGGTGTGGTGACCGACCCGCGGTCCCTATTCCCAGGCGATTGGACGCTTGGGCGTACGCGTCTCGTGTACGATCCTGGAGTCGCGGGCAGGTACTTGAGGAGGATGTTGCCCGACCTCAAGTGTTATACCTCAAAGGGCGTGGAGACAGCCGGAGTTGTGCAGGGGTCTGACGATGTCAAGACCGCCCGGATAACGGCCGAGTGGCGGCCGCCAGTCCATCTGGTGGCCGAGATCCTCTCGTACAAGTCCGAGCGGACCGTGTCGGCGGACGAAGTGGTAGCGTTGGCGCAATCGGCGCCCGACGCGTTAGAGAAGTTGAAGGAGGCGGGAAAGTCCCTAAAGGCCCACTTCACGAGGCTTCTGGACATGGTGGCACTGCGTAGGTCTCCGGCCTACAATGAGACCGCGGCACGCTATAAGGCGCAGCTCAAGGTCCTGATACAGGAGCAGTACAACCACGTTCTTGCCCTGAAGCAGGCAACGAAGCGGGTGAACGACCTCCTGGCGGAGCGGGATGCGGAGTTGGCAAGGCTCGACCCCGGGTATACGCCGAAGAAGCAGAGCGCGCAGGACGCGCTCGCTCGGTATGGTATTGACCTGGGATCGGAGGGCGGGGAGGAGAGCTGGGAAGAGGCAAATCCGGACAATCCTCTTCCCAATTTGGATTTTTAGTTTCCGCAGCGGGACTGTTCGGGGACGTGGGGGATTTCGATTTGACAGAAGAGGTCATCCTTGACTGGATGGCCGAGAATCCCTCGACCACGTCAGACGCTGCGGGAAAACGTAGACCCCCGACCGAGTGGAAGATGTTCCTGGAGAACCGAAGCCACCGGCCTGTACCTGGCGTTAAGTACATGGGGTCGTCCTCTCATTTACGTTATAAATATGTTCAGCCTGAAACTAATACTTCTTCCTTCTTTTGTAAATTTTTAGACCAGAGCACGGTGGTTGGGGGTGAGATTGACCCGCCCAGCGCGGACGTCGTCATGTCGGAATTTGTTCCGCCAGCGGAGGAGGACCTATGGAAGCACGTTGAAGGATTCGGCCAGAATCAGAATAGAGGTGGGGGCCCCTCGCAAGCGTCAGTGTCGGACATACTCAATGAGTTGAGACGCTTGGAGGGGGCCCGGCCGATTATTGATGACTGGTTCGAAGCCTCGGCACTTCCGAAGATCCGAGTCCCGGCTCATACATCTCCCGGAATACGATGGAAGAAGCTGGGTTACAAGACAAAAAGGGACGCTCTCATGCCTGCGATCATCGAGGCGACTCGCATTATTGGTAAGTTGAAGGAGACAGGGCACGAGTACGACGTACCTCCGGCAGGCGTCGCGGGTAGGGGGAAGAGAGTGGCGCTGGATCGCCCGGATGATCCAGATAGGAAAGAAGGGAGGCTTATCGTGATGCCGGACCTAGTCCGTCACCTTCTCGGCGCTATGGCTGCTGCACCGTACATGTCGATGCAGAGGTCTCTTGACAAGAGCCGAGGCGGGGTGATGCTGGGGATGGGTCCATTTCAGGAGAGTTACCAGGATATAGCGGGGTGGGCTGCCGGCGCGAAGCGATACGTATTTATCGACTTCAAGAAATTCGACCAGCGCATCCCCCGCCGTGTTCTACGGGCCGTGATGAAGCACATATCACACTCATACTCAAATGGGCCTGGCACGGGGGCCTACTGGGCTAGCGAGTTCCGGCACCTGGTCGAGACTGAGATAGCAATGCCAAACGGATCGGTGTATAAAAAGTTCATGGGAGTCGCTTCAGGCGACCCGTGGACCTCGTTAGCCGACTCGTACGCCAATTGGGTAATGCTATCAATGGCTTGCAAGGCGCTGGGGCTCAGGGCCAAAATCTGGACATTCGGGGATGATTCGGTACTCGCCATTGATGAGGGTGATACCCGCGGGGACCTGCTTGGGAGAATCTCAGAATGGGTGTCGAAGGAGTTCGGGATGGTGGTGTCAAAGGAGAAGTCTTACATGGCTACTGATCTGGTTACAATCGACGAGGACCCCCAGGAGGGCCTCTCCGGGTCGTTCCTCTCCATGTACTTCCTTGCCACGCCCATGGGCGTTCGCCCTACCCGGCCCCTTCAACATTTCTATGAGCTATTTCTCAAGCCAGAGAGAAATGGAGGTACGGTGGAGTGGGAGGTGGCGCGCACGTCAATGGCCTATCTAGTGTTTTATTACAACTGGAAAGTGCGCTACATCCTCCATGAGTACTGGGACTGGCTCCATGAGCGTTACAAAATCCCCGAGCTGAGGGGAACGCTCGACGACTTGCGACTATTGCGGGAATTAGACATCCCGTGGGCCCACTTTAAACTGTCATGGCTCTCGCACCTACCGCCGGCCGGTGAGGTGGAGTTGCTTTACAAATATGGGCACACATGCTTCTACCCTCCCGTGCTCTGGGACAAGCTTTACTCACGGAACTCGGAGCTGCCTGGCGGCAATAGCTTCGCAGATTGGTGATTAACGTTCGTTTCAGGGGTTCGAACAGCACGACAATGGGCGATAACTACAGGACCACACTGGATAGCCGAACACTCCAGTGAGGGATTATAGACCTGTCCCCT